GATAAGGTCACCAACTTTTTCTTCAGTAAGTGCATCATCTTCCCAAGATAGACCTGCCCATAATAAATAACGTAAAGCAATTATACTAGATCCAGACTGAACGATCTCAAATGCTTTATCTACTGATCCATACTTTTCCTCAAGTAGAGCGAGCGCATTAAGTGTAAATCTTAAGTGACGCTCCTTTCCATCTTGTAATACAATAGGAACAGTCTTCGACTTTATTTGTGATATATTCATTTTTATCCTCCATTATACGACTAGATTACACTATCAAACCAAGTAGCGATAGTTGCTGCAGCATTAGTATCATCACTATCTGCTTCGTTCTTCCAAGATTGATCCTTATTAGTCTGTAAGAACTGACCGTTAATAGTATCAGTCTGGAAGTTAATACCATCACCCTTTGTCTCATTCTGATCTTCTGGATCAGTGAACTTACCTTTATAAAGCCATACATATCTGTAGCTACCATTTGACTTTAATGTTCTAAAGCCTATTGCAACATATGGAGGAACATCTGAAGCTTTTGACTTTAACGTTCCTGTACTTGCATCATAGGCATGTCCAAGAAGTACAGCTCTCTCTTGAATTGTAAGCTGAGCTTTATTGATCTCAACTTCAATATTACCTGTTGTTGTACCAGTCTCATAAGGACCATCATCTGCGAAAAGTGTTTCCTGTGATGAATTAGGATTTACATTTGCAGATATTACACCTTTAAGTGCTACTGGTGTATCCCATGTTTCTACATCACCATCATGACATAATGCATAATGTAATTGATCAACACCAATTCTAACTCCTGCCATATTACATTACCTCCTTAATAAATTGTTGTTGTAACACCAATATTAAAACCATAGATGCTTCTATCATTTTCATCCATTGAAATTTTGAATGGTGTTTGGCGTAAAGTTACCTGAGCAAATCGCTCATTAGTAAAGTCTACTCGTTTTGAACATTCTTTAACGTTTAGACTATTATATAATGAAAGAGCTTTAGCTCTAGCATTATCTGGATCTATATCTCTAACTGTTACTTGTACTGATCTATGCACAACATCTATGTCATCATATTCAGATGGAGGCATACCTTGATACTCATACAGTACGATAACATTATCAGGTTCTTCGGGAGAAAAATCTCTAAAGCAATCTATACCGTCTCCCTCAGCTAAATTATTATTTACAAAGTATTGTATAATATCTAATAGTAATGGATTATGCATATGTACCTACTTCTTTGGACGCACCTTTACAAATGCTTTATGCTTAGCAGTTGCTTTAGGAGCGCTACTTTCTTTATTTATTGCTGTTGTCTTAGCCGTTGTACTCTTCTTAGCCGTTGTACTCTTCTTAGCCGTTGTACTCTTCTTAGCCGTTGTACTCTTCTTAGCCGTTGTACCCTTCTTAGCCGTTGTACCCTTCTTAGCCGTTGTACCCTTCTTTGTAGCTGTCTTCTTAGCTGTACTCTTCTTAGCAGTTGTAGTCCTAACTATAATGTCCTTATTTGCTTCAGGCATTTTAGCTGCTTTAGGCAAGTTGCTAAACTTTCTTGTAGCTTTAGTCTTAGTAGTTGCCTTAGCCTTAGTAGCACTAGCCTTAGTAACGGTCTTTTTAGAAGCTTTCTTTGTTGTCTTCTTTTTAAGCTTAACACCACCGGCCTTTTTCTTAGAAGAGCTATTATCACTCTTAGTAGGCATAGCACCTCTAGCTATTGCTCTACGTGTAGCTTCTTCAAGTATTTCTTCATAGCCTCTAGATGCCCTATATTCATTACAAGGATCTTCTAAGAATTTAGCTTTGCCAACTTCATGGTACATTGTAAGGTCTTCATGTTGCTTAACCATATATGCACTAGCAGGTTCACCACTCTTTGGATTAACTGCTGTGCCACTGCCATAAAAGACAGTACCAATATATTTATGGCCACTACGTTCTATTTTGTAATCAATGCTTTCTGCTAATGTGCCTGTATCTCTTGGCACTTGTGCTAAACTCATCTTCATAAGATCTTGGCAGGCTTTTTCTGTTGCCCACTTAGCACCATATTGAACATTCTTAACTATGGCCTCAAGATTTTTAATTACATTATCACTTGACTTTTTATCAATGCTTATACTTACATTCATAGGTATACAACCTTACAGTCTGGCTTTCCATTTCTATAAAAAGTATTTATAGCTTGCACTGGCCATGTGCTTCCCTCAAATACAACACAATCCTTAACGTCAATTTTAGTGTCACCCTTTAAGTACAATTGACTAAATGAGGTTACTTCTGCACCAGATGCATTTATAATACGCTGCATAACACCTACTGGGTAACATAAAACATCATATGGTTCTCCAAAAATAATTGTACCAGTACCACTGCGCTTTTTATATGGCTTTATTTGAATGGGTACATTAACCCATTTTAGAAGACTTTTATACATATTACCATCTCCTACGTCGAGTTCGTACACTAGGCGGATTATTGTCCATGCCTTTCATAAATACCTTTGGAGAATCATACTTAGGTAATGACAAACCAGCTGCATAAATCTTATTCTTATACTCAGCAGCCTTATCATTAAAGTACTTAAGGCGAGAGCTTGGGTCCTCAGATTGTGGACCCAACGTTCTCTTAATGTCTCTTGCAAAAATAGTTGCAGCATGAGAAAATATTAAGTAAGCCGCCATATTATCATTACCATTAGCCTTATCTACAAGGTATTTGATTTCCTCATCTTGCATTAAAGGATCATCTGGATCTGTATCACCAACAATAAATCTATAACGATCTATATCACTTAATGAAGGATCTCCACTGTAACTCCAAGACATATAACCTCCTTAAAGCTTTGCTACACTATCCGTAGTATTGCTCTTTGCATCCTTATCAGAGGCATTGCTCTTTGCAACCTTAGTAGTAGCATTTTGCTTTGTATTAGCTTTCTTTACAGATTCTTTAGGCTCAGACTGAGCACTAAACTTAACGTCTATGCCATACTTATTCTTAAAGTAGTTCTTTAGCATATCAGTATTCTGCTCTGTTACTTCTATTATTTTGCCAAAGCCTACCTTACTTTTGAAGAGCTTTATACTAGCGACATCACTATCATTTATGATGTCGCCGTATGTATAAAGCTTTCCATTTGACTTAAAAGGCTTTTTACAAATATACATTACTGTACAATATCCTTAAAGAACACACCAAGGTCAGAGCAGATAACCTTTGAGTCGAATGCAATTTCACCTTCAATACGCTCAGTGCCAATACCAAGCATATCCATAGGTAATCTAACAATTCTATTACCATATCCACCGGATCCTTCAAGACCTGTCCAAGCAAAGATGTATCCTGCTGAAGGCTTACGAAGTGCAGGTGATGGGTTTGAATAACACAATAGTGCATGCTTACCCATGATGAAGCTTGTTGCCTCTGTAGCTCCTTTAGCAGCTGTATTAGCAACTCCCCAAGCTACATACACGTTCTCAACTTCAAATAATGTTGCAAGTAAGTCTGCAGTAACAATACCCTTCTGAGTATACTTAATTCTATCAAGAATATCCTCATGGTTCTTAAGAGCATTAAAGGCATATGGTGAAAGAACTAATGTATTAGGCTTAAAGGCTGTACCTGAAGCCATCTCAATACCAGCATTTGTTACATCTTCAATAGGTGTAGATGTAGGAAGATTCCAATATGCTAACTTATTAGTTGCAGGATCTGCTGTTGCATTTCCAGTAAACTCTGTACCCCAAACGCCTGTCTTAAAGAACTTAGAAGCCCATGCCATCTCTCTTCTAAGAAGCATCTTCTGTGTAACAAAGTCTGTTGCATCCTTATCAGCATCAAGAGGCTCATCATAATTAGCTCTTTCCTCAGGTGTAAGATCTGTATGGAAAGCATGCTTCTTACAGAAGTAAGGATCCTGAGCTTCAACGCCATAATCTGATCCAACTGACTCTGTAGCAGCACCACGCTCTCTTGCTTCATCTCTCATAAAGTCTGCACGACTATATTGATAGTATACATCTGACTGACGCTTAACCGGTATAATTGGAAAAACTTTGTCAGCAATAAAGTTTTTATCATCTTGCATATATGCGACAGATATATTTGTCATAGCTCTATCTATATGCGCATTTTGCATTGTAGGCATCTATTTTACCTCCTTATACTTTTATAAAAATTTAACACTTACATACTGACCGGCAGCATCAGCAGTTGTTAAAGCAATAAGTCCAGTAGCATTCTCTGAAGAAGTTGCTTTACCTTCTGCATTTGATGCAACGTAACTTCCTGCAGTAATTGCTCCTGCAGCTTCAACAATAACAATACCGTCAGCGATTTCAACAGGTCTATCTACGGCATCTACTTGATTCATAGATACACCAACTATTGCAGAACTAGCACTTGCTAATGCAGCAGTACCGTCCTCTGTAACAGATAAAAATCTATACCTTTTAATATTGTCTGCGCTTGAAACAAGGCTAAAGCGTAAACCAGGTATTTCAAATGCATTAGTTGCCATTAGTTAGCACCTCCTTCTAAGTATTCCCTGTAAAGATCAGGGTTTTCTTCAATAACACGCGATACAGCTTTTGCTTTAGTGATATTTTCACTTGAAGCAAGATCAGCAGCTTTCTTGTCAATCTTCTCCCAAGCATCATTTGCACTAGAAGAATTATTGCTTGCGGTCTTTCCTACCTCATTAAGGACAGTGCCCTCAATTGCGCCGTTAATAGTCTCAAGCATTTCAATCATCTCAGGATTGCTAGACTTGATAACGCTGGCAAGCTTCTCCTTATCTACAGGCAAAGCCTTTAATTCGGAAGCCTTAGCAATCGCCTCTGCTTCAGCGGCTTCTTCGCGTGACTTACGCAATTCCTCTTCAGCGGCTTCTTTCTGCTGCTTGATAACACTTAAGTACTCCTGTACTTCTTTAGGCATGCTCTTAAATGTTTCTGTCTGGTCAAAAGAAGCATTTCCGCTGCTCTTCTTATCCTTTTCAGCCGCTTCACGCTTAGCTGTACACTCAGGACATGTGCAATCATCAGGATGAGGCTTATGCTCCTCCTTAGCTTCTTCTAAAGCCTTCTCTGTCTCATCAAGACTCTTCTTAGTCTCTGTAAGCTCAGTAGATAACTTATCTCTTTCTGAAGTAAGATCAGTAACTTTGTTCTTTTCTACTTCTAATGAAGAATTCAAGTTATCGATGGCTTCTTGAATTACCTTTGCATGCTCAGGTGTCATCTGTTTTAAGATTTCCTGTACATCCATTCTACTTGTCTCCTTTCTCTTGTATAACTCTATGAAGGCGGCTGAATTTGCACCTTCATCACATAGATCAACCCGATCAATAATCAGGTCTTCGAGTAGCGTTTGCATAACACTCACCCCCTATTTATATTATATGATTTTTTATTAAATATTAGGGCTGTAATGGTACACGTTTTCCGCGCCCTTGGATTGAAAACATTTTATACTGCCCTGATTTAACCTTTTCAAAAACTTCTGGATCATTTATCTTTACAGTTATAAACCATCCTTCTGGTACTGTACCCTCAGGTATACCCATTGCAACCTGCTTAGCTTTTGTCATTACAATTGACTCTACAACAACTCCTTTACTTTCACCTTGATGCATTTCTCCACTTGTTCTGTAGTTAATCATAAAGTCTATTGCTGCTTGTTCTAATACCTCAGGTCTTATTATATCACCCTGCCAATCTAATGGTATTGACCCGTCAGCATTCCTTGCAACATTTGCCCAACCTGAAACCAATCCTTTATCATAAGCTTTTTCAATTGTGACATTAAGCTTAATTTTATCCTGTTTATATACTCCCATTATTTACCTCCTTGTCCAGTATATGCCATATCAGACTGCTGAAGCATATGCTCATTAGTATCTGCTAAGTCTCTACTTCCATCTGCAGTAGTAGCTTGGTCATCAGTAGGCTTTCTTGTAGCAGGATCACCATCAAAATTTGGCTCGTCACTATCTACACCTGCTTGTGGTAAGTATACCTCTTCAAAAGTTTCATCATCAAGCTTTGGCATACTAAGCACATGCCTTAAGTAATTTTGTAACTTCTGATCACCTGCTATATTTAAGCCCATAGACCTAAGTATAAGAGCCGTTTCTTGCAATGATGGCGTTTGTATTTGACTAGGTACTATCTTTGGTAGTTCTTTTATATTACTAAAGTTGTTAATCTCAAATAGCTTAGGTACAACGTGTGAATTAAACTCATCTGCAATATTTTGCACTTGCGCTTGTAATGAGCCAGCTAATAATGATTGCTTTGTATCAGCTAATGCAAATGAACCAGACTTTTCGCCTATTAAAATTATATCTGATAGCATCGTTATTGCAATACGATTATCATATCTATCTATTGTTGCACTTATGTCTATTGTTCTACTTGAAGGTGATGACAATAAGCTTAGCTTCCAACCATATGGTAAGAGCATACCTTCATTACTATCACGTCTAACTGATGCAACTAACTCTTCTGCCTGATTACGTATCTTAACCATTTGAGCATCTTCATCATTCCATAGGTCAAGTTCCTCAGGTGCTTCAAGCACAGGAAATCCAGCAAGGTCTCTTTCAATACCAATACCTTCGATTTCTTCAAAGTGCTTTTTGAAGAACCATGGCCTATAGGCATTTCGCAATAAACTGCGTCCCTCTGGGTTCTCTCTATTACTCTTTGTAAGAAATAGCGCGCCCTTTGATAGGGGTATCCTACGCTCTTTCCAATCTGGCGCTGCAT